AGAACAAATGTTAGTGTTGTTTAACCCTAGTTTGGAGGTACAAAGCACTGATAATTATGTTGACTGGACCAGTCTAAGTACAATAAATTTGACAGATGTACAGTGGACAAGTCGAGCTATACCGCAAGGTGTAGACGACAATATAGACTTTGCAACGTTAAGTTTCGAGATCCCTATTTTTATAAGTGCTCCTGCTAAGGTTAAGAAGTTAGGTGTGATTGAGAGAATAGTTACTGGTATATGGGATATGCAGGGAGAATTTGATCCTAATTTGTTCCAAGACGTTGGTAACTTAATTACACGTAAGAGAATAAGTCCACAAAACTACGGCGTACTTTATCTTAATGGTCAGGCTCAACTACTTAAAATACAAGATACGATATCTGAAACCACTTCTTCTATAGGTGACACTACTGTAAGCAAAGTAGGCACTAGAACAGATTGGCCGAGTTTTATTAATCTTTTTGGGGAAATAAGGCCCGGAGTTAGTCAAATAAGGCTTCAAACCGACGAAAATGGTACTGAAGTAGTAGGCACTGTTGCTTTACACCCTACAGATGAAAGTATTCTGTTAGTCACTATAGATGCAGATACTACACCAACAAATGATATAAATCCTGTAGACGCTATTATTGATCCTGATAGAGTAGGGCCTAATAGCGGATTAAGTAGCCCAACGCCAGGCACTAGGTACCTATTAACTAATCCAATCGGTAGTGATACTAACACAGATGGTGCAGATGCTTGGAAGGGTTTATTACCTGATTCTAGTGAGTCTGACTTGGTAGCAGACAAGAACGATATTATACAATATGATGGTTCTCTATGGCGTATAAGTTTTGACGCCAGCGCAGAAGATGGTACGCACTACGTTAGTAATTTAAATACAAATTATCAATATAAATGGACTGGCTCTGCTTGGGTTAGGTCTTATGAAGGTCAATACAAGGAGGGCTATTGGAGCCTCGCATTATAAACAGTTGTGGTGCATTAATAAGATCGAATACGACTGGTAGGTACTTATTTTTGTTAAGAGACAAGTGTAGTTACGGCAACACTTGGGGACTTCCTGGTGGCAAGTTTGAAAAGGGAGAATCAACTATACAAGCACTGGAACGTGAATGTGAGGAAGAGCTGGGCATGCACTTAGACTATAAGAAGTTCATTCCTATAGAAACATTTACCAGCGAGAATCAAAAGTTTGTATATCATACTGTGCTACTAACGGTTGACGAGGAATTTTTACCTACACTTAACTACGAACACAAAGGATATTGTTGGGTGTATATAGAAGACCATCCTAAACCATTACACCCTGGTGTTTGGAAAACTTTTAACTTTGATGTTGTAATGGCTAAACTGGAAGTATTAAAGAAAATTTTATAAATCTGCTTCTAATACAAAATCTCTAATACTAATTTCTCGCAAGTTTAAACAATACTTCCATGATTCAGGAAATCTTGTTGTTTTTCCTACTATTAGTGCGAAATCGATATCGGGGTAACGATCAAATAGCATTTTCATTTTGGCTTCCCATTTTGCACTACTGGTGTTTTTATCTGCAGGTGCATAATTAGGTGTGTCGGTGTATACGTTATTATTACCACCTTCTTCTGACTGATTGTCGAATCCTAAAAGATAAATTTTTTTGTGACCATCAAAACATGCTAAGAACGTTGCTATATAACCTGTATTACCCTGGACTTGATATGGTATCAAATGTAAGTCTCCAGGATGTTGCACTAAATTTGTTGCATTACTCATAACAATATGATCTTTTGGGTAGCCAGACCTAACAATCTCATTAACCATAATATTATTAGTCGCCACTAGGAAGTCTACTTTTGTGTCTCTGTAAAGAGCATTGCAACCGTAAGTTTGAAGTCTACGTTTGCCTAAGTGTCCGCCTGCGTGATTAGTAACTTTTCTAATATCTAAGTCTAGTCTAGAACGTCCGTTGCCTATAATGCAAGCATTACCAGTATGTTGATTATTTGATATAGTGTTAGGTAGGAAAATTCTATTTTCTTGACGTCTACCATCTTTAATTATAAAGCCGTCAACTACAAACTCACCCTCATAGTCGGTGCGATAAAGTTTCTGCATTAGAGCCTGCCGATTACAACCTCAATAGTTCCTATTTCGTCACTGTCATAGTTTTCAAGTGCCTTGCCAATTACAGTACCTATTTGTGGATTGTCACTTGCTACAGCAACACCTTCTATATTACTAGTAACCATCATGTCACCTTTATTAATTTTGCCTTTAACTTTTGTTGGTACTCTGCCACAAAGTGCTAGTGGAACCATGTGTTCGCCTTGTGCGTCTTTGTTCATTAGTACACCAGGTTGTGTTGATACAACACCTGCTACCTTATTGCTGTCTGGTGCTTGACTAACAGTTACTTCTTGTAGTCCACCAAAAACTAAAACTGTTCCTGGCTCGTAATTCGAGTCTGCTTGATATAATTCAGCAACGTCAGCATACTGAGCTGTTGTAGCAGTACCAGAGAATACTGAGGCTGTTAATGTGTTGCTATTTGGATTGAAGTATAAACTCGTATCTGTTTCTAGACCTTGTGCGCCAGTTGCTCCATCTACAAAGGTTAGATATACTGTTTCATCTGTTGTATTGTTAGCCGTTATAGGAACAGTCATTGCAGAGTCTGCATTGGACCCATCATTGCGTAACATCTCAAATCCACCTGCTGTAGATCCATCATGTATTCTTAGCGCATCTGTATCTGTATTGTAACTAATCTCACCGAGGGCACCTGTAAATGAATTATTTTGAGCTGTGGTTCCTCTTCTAAATTGTAGTACGGTAGGCATTTTTTATCCTTCTATCCTTTTCTATATTTATGCTCCAACATAGGCTTCACTGTCACCTAAGTCGGTTGTTGTTGTCGATCCAACTGGTTCCATTTGGTCAAAAACAGCGCCTAGTGATACACCGAATGCGTCTGTACCTGATGATTCAAATGGTGTTTCCGCTGTATTATCACTAGGACCTGTCGCTAAGTCTTCGTTGCCACCAGCCGCAGGGTGTGTGCTAAGTGTTGAACTTTGGAAACCACTTGCGCCGCCACCAGACTGGTTAGCAAATGACCAGTTACCAGCACCGTCAGTAACAAGAACTTGTTGGCTTGTTCCGTCTTGTGCAGGCAATGTAAATGTATAATTACTTGTTACTGTGCTCGGAGCTCTAAGAGCAATATAGTTACTGCTATCTGTATCATAAAATTGTACAGGTGCTCTAGCACTCAAGTCCAAGTTAGTTCCAACTGTTGGGCTTGTGAGTGTTTTGTTTGTTAAAGTTTGTGTGCCAGTAAGTGTTGCCACTGTACTGTCTATAGCAATAGCAACTTGGTTATCACTAACAGTAGTATCTATACCGGTGCTACCAGTAAATGTAAGTGTTTGTCCAGTGGTATAACTATCTGTGCCACTATCGCCTGCTAGACTAATTGTTTGATTCAAGGTAGTAAAACTTAAAGTGCCACTACCATCAGTAACTAGTGTTTGTCCGTTTGTTCCATCACTGTTAGGTAAAGTATATGCTGAACTAATCTGAACAAGACCGGAACCTTTTGGTTTAATGCTTATAGTGATATTTGTATCATTACCAATCGCATTTAGTGTGACAGGGTTGCCAGTAGTGCTGCCTTTAGTTTGTAGAATATTGGTTGTATTAGTAGCATCAACAATTACTTTGCCATCTGACTCAAGTTTACCATTGTTATTATCAAAGAAAAAGCTTCTATTACGTCTTGCCATTATTGTGCTACCTCAAATGTTTTTACTATTGCAGTCCAACTAATGGTTTTTCCTGCAACTCCGGTGACATATATGCCAATGGAATCGTTTGTATTATCTGCTCTTGCATCCACCGCATAGTTTGCGTCGTCTGATGCTACTTGCACTTCGTATACGCTACCAACATCTGCTACTGTTCCACTAAAGTTATCTACTACTGCTTTTAGGTGCCAACCGCCACTTTCCCCAGTAGCATCTGTGCGTCTTGCAACAATGTTTACCTCGTAAAATACAGTTGTATTACTAGCAACAGGTATTCTGCTATTAGTTGTGCCGCCCACAAAAATTTCTGTTTCTGTTGCGTCTGAAGTTGAACCGTACAGTACATATTGCTTTTGATTGTAATTTGTATCACCGTGTATAATTTGATCGTCTGCATCATTTAAACTTAAATCGCCAGTAAGTGTTAAATCTGTTCCTGAAACTGCACCAGTAAATGTTGCTCCACTAAATGTTGGAGAACCTGTAAAACTTAAAACTCCTGAACCATTTGTTTGTAGTATTTGGTTAGCACTACCATCTGTAGTTGGAAATGTAAATCCATCTCCGTCTGGGTTAACTGTAATAGCACCATTTTCACCAATTGTGACCACTGCAAGACTATTATAAGCCAGTGCCAAAGGTGTAGCACCTACAGATCCAAATGCTGAACGAGTGGCCTGACCTTCAATAAAACAGGCAGCGCCGTCTGTTCTATCTAACACTAATAGTGCGTTTGCGCCGGTGTTTTCTATTTCTACTTGGTATGCAGGACTTGTTGTTCCAATACCAACTCTATTATTTGAAGAATCAACATATAGTGTGTTTGTATCAACTGTGAGTGATCCAATACTTAATGCACTTGCCGTAACAGTTAAGTCGCCCTGAGTAACACCTGTTGCTGTGGTTGTACCTAGTACAAATTGGTCCGCTGATTCGTCCCAAATAAGAACAGCGTTGTCTCCAGTGCTACCACGCTCAAATATAAATCCAACGTCTGTATCGTTCGCTCCTGACTTTTCTGAATTTAGTCGTATAATGGGGTCGCTGATATTTGTTAAATCAAAGTTAATCTGCGACGCCTTTGGTCTTGTCAATG